AAGATGTAGGCAACATCAATGGGTATTACAATCTTTCCGAACACGCTTGGCGTTCGTGTTTGCAACGTGCTAAAGTTATTGGAAACCAATATGAAAACCCCGAATTGTTAAACTATAAAGAAGAAGATTAGACGATGGAAAATACTTTAATGGTAGAAAAAATCAAAGAATCTGTATTAAAAGATATAGCAGAGAAACAAAAAGAAGGAAAATCTATCTCAGAAATATTAGAAGAAAGTAGAGGTTTTACAATAACAAATACCTACTACAATAACAATTTTGTAATTTTAAATAGAAACAATGAAAACAATCCAAGAACTCGTTCCACTTATCCAAGAGTGGGCAAAAGAAAGAAAAATCTATGAAGAGCTAACGCCTTTTGATGAACTCCTTAAGACACACGAGGAGGTTGGCGAGCTTATCAAAGCGTGTTATGACAATGATAAACCAGCTATCCAAGATGCGATAGGCGATGTAATGGTTACTCTCATTAACTACTGCTATTTTATGAAAATAGATGCTTGGATACAAATCAATGATGTTTTAAATATTGGGGACGAAACAAAGGAAGATAAAGTGATATTGTCTTTATATACGCTAAGAGAACTTAGTAGTTTAATGAATAGCACTTTTATAACAAGGGGTAGAATGTATGAAGAACAACCTAAAACTATTTTTTTTAATTTTAGTTACATAATTTATTATCTAAATAATATAGCTTTCTTAGAAGGCACAACCTTAGAAGCCTGCCTAAATATCGCCTACAACGAAATCAAAAACAGAACAGGAAAAATGATTAACGGTAAATTTGTGAAAGATGAAAAATAAAAAAGTAACAATTGACGAATTAGGTATAACAGTAACGTATCAAGTTAGATTTAGCGGTGAAGTTACTGAAAAAGTAGCACAGCAATTACAAGCTATGTACAAAGAAGAAATAGTATATAGTGAAGATGATGACCCTCTAACCAATCACCCCTACAGAGAAGCCGTAGAACTTGTTACTGATGAGGGCTATAGTGGAGATCCTTCTCATTATATCTTTATGATTGACAGTTTAGAATTTTCAGAAGAATAACCTTAAGAACAACAAAGATGAAAAATAACAACTACCCCACTTGGCTTGTCTCATTGGAGATAGCCATAAAATTGAAAGAGATAGGTTTTGATAAACCAAGTCCCTTTGTATTACAATATGGTGAGGTTCAGATTCTAACTTGTTATGATTTCTGGCATGCAGGAGTAATAGATATAGAAGTAACCATAGATAAAGATTTAGAAAGAGTAAATAGTGATGAAACAACTGTAGTTCCAACTTGGGAACAAGTCTTTGAGTGGTTCAGAAGTAAAGGTTACCATGGTGTTATAGCTGCAAGAGGAGAAGATGGAGAGAACGAATATTCCTATTGCATTGACTACCTCAATGAGTTGAGTAGTGACTTTGAGCAGGACAGCCATCTCACCTATGAGGAAGCTCGTGAAGCACTCATAAAAGCACTCATACGAACCTATAAAAATGAACAACTATGAAGATATACCTATCGGGCAAAATCAGCGGCACAGGCCTTGACTATGTACGTTGCCTATTTGACAAGGTAGCCACCACCCTCCGAGCGTTAGGTCACGAGGTTGTCAATCCTCTTTGTAACGGACTATCTGAAACAGCCCCATGGGAGGAGCATATGGCAAAGGATATAATAGACCTACTCCAGTGTGAGGGGATATATATGCTACAAGATTGGGAGGATAGCCAAGGGGCAAGAATTGAGCATGCTGTAGCTAAGGAAATAGGGTTAAAAGTGATGTATGAATAAATAATTAGCGACCAGAGCATTCCTTGTAATCACTGGTCGCTAACTATTAAATTAACAAAATGAAATATATTTATACCTACATTTGAAAGTATAAATGTAACTATAAATCGTGTGACAAATGTTACACACTTTCAATTTGTTATATAAAAAAATTGCATGATAATTCAAATATATTTCGTATCTTTGCGCTTTAATTAATATTAACAATAAGTATCATATTTCAGATTATGAAAACCAATCAAAACATGATCCGTAAAATGGGAGATTTTGAGGTTATCCAACGTACCAAAGACGGATTTTTTAATGCTACTGCATTGCTTGAGCAATGGAATAAATCAAATCCAAATGAGAAAAGAGCCCTTGACAATTTTTGGAAATCAACAAACCTTGATAAGCTAATGCTTGAAATTGTAATCAATGAGCCTTATCTATTGGAAAAATCATCATCCATAAATTCTACGTATGATAAAAACGCCTTTGAAAATCAACAAGTTTTTAAATCCGTAGTTTATACGGAATTAAAATATAAAGATGATTTTAAGGGACTTAAGAGCATAGTTGCTAAAACAGCAAGAGGAAAATACAATGGAGGTACTTGGCTACACCCAGTAATGTTTGTGAAATTTGCGATGTATCTAAGCCCTCGTTTTGAGTATCACGTATTGCGATTTGTAGCAGACGAAATGATTAAGTACCGAAACCTTGCAGGAGATAGCTACAAAACATTAGCTTCACATGTGGCAACAATCGTTCCTAAGCAGCTTATGCCTATGGCAATGAAAAAGATAGCACAAGGATTGAATTTTATTGTTTTTGGAGACCACAAGCACGCTATGCGCAATGAGGTAGGAGAAGAAACCAAGCAAGAGGAGCTTTTCCAGCTACAACAGAAAGTAGCAGATCTTATAGGAGACGAGTTTATAAAGTCCTTTGACGAATTGATAACCTACCTCCGTAAGCTATACGGAAGAAAATACACCCCTAAAGCCTTAATAAATTAACTACAAAGCCGCCTAATGACAACAAATGTAATAACACCTAAGATAAAGAACAAAAACAGCAGGCAGCTAACAAGGAGTTTCCGTATAATGAGAGCTTTTCTCCTTATTAAGTTTGCTCACTTATATAGTCAGCGATGCCTATATCAATCCCTGATGAAGTCAAAGAATGACTATCACACAGCCGAGAATATATCCAATATGATAAATGATATATTCGGAGGTCAAACCTCCCCTCAAGATTTTATATGTGATAAGAATGAGATAGCAGATAAGTGTATTAACCTAACAGAGGAGATGAAATCATACGAAGGGGTACTAAAAACACTAAACATTGATCCACAAGATGTATATGCTTTTTGTGCTGATGTAGAGTACAACAATTCAGTACCATTATTTAGATGTTACGGGCAACTTGCTATGTATGTAGTGAGATATATAGAGGATTATGACTTAGGAATGATAACCAAAGATGAAGCTTTAGAAAATATACAGCACCTTAAAGGGTTTGAATTTGCTCCTAAAAACTTATCTATGATAACTCGTAAGATAGTAATTCAAGTAGAATCCACCTTTGGGTTTGTCTTTTTGATAAGAATTATAAGACAAATTAAAAAAGATGACAAAGGAAAAAAAATTAAATGGACAATAAAAATCACCTAACCATGTACCAAGAAAGCCAACTTCAACAAATGTGTGTGCGATATTTCAGATACGTATATCCGCAGTACATCATATATGCCACCCCTAACGGAGGAACTCGCAACCCCATAGAAGCAAAAAGACTCAAGGCTGAGGGGGTACTCGCAGGAGTGGCAGATCTTACCATATTGCTCCCCCAAGGTAAAAGCATCTATATTGAGATGAAAATCAAAGGAAACAAGCAAACCCCTAATCAAAAAGCCTTTCAACAAAAAGCCGAGGCGCTCGGATATAAGTACTATGTATGCTATAGCTTTGATCAGTTCAAGGCGATCATAGAAGAGGAACTAAACACCACTGACAACTAACAACTGACAACTGATATACCATGCTTGAAAAGATAAAAACAGCCATAGAAGACACCACCACGGAAGCCATAGCAAGTCGTACAATATACCTCAAACTATTTTGTGGCTTGGCGTGTAAGCACTCCCTGTCCTCACAAAAGGATATAGCCGCTTTCTTGGGTATTTCCCCAGCAAGTGTGGGTTATTACCGCAAGGAACATAGCAGCATGCTAATGGTTACCGAGTACCAAAAGCTATACCAAGCCGTGGAAAAGAAGATATTATAACGTTCTTCATTCGTATTTTTGATGTGTTATTCATTGGCACCACTCCTAAATCAGGGGTGGTGTTTTTTATTCCTCTTTCTTGTCTTGCTCATACCGCTCCTTTTGTTGCAAGACGTCTGCTTCCTTACGAACAAGGTACTCTATTAGGTTAGCTTGCGACATTCCTTTCTTCTCTGATAATGATTTTAATAAAGCGATAAACTCTTCAGATACCCTAATATTTAAGGCTTTTCCTTTTATTCTTTCTCGTGCCATATTCCTATTTTATTTTTTTGCAAAGATACGTATTTTTTTAATGTAAATATATATGTATATACATTTAACTTTACAAAAGAAACATTTATGGTTTTATTAACTATAGGTATGGTAAAAAGTATATACCTTTGCACTGTCAAAATGAAACAAGAATATTAATCAAAAATAAAACGAATATGAAAGCATTAGAATTAAAAGACCTCAAAGCAGGTAAGATTTACAAAAGAATAGATGAAAATTACTTCACAGAATATAGTGCCTATGTAGAAGTACTTTCAGAAGGGTTACAAGGTTATTGTAACTATGTTTTCATAATGTACGATGAACAAGGCAAAGTTGATTACTTCAATGTTAATAAAAATTGCCATTTAAAAGATATTCAAACTATTTATGCAAGGTATGAGATTTCTAATGAAAAAGAGTTTAAACAAGCAATAGAAACTATCAAAAATAGTCTAACATTTTAAATAACACGAATATGAAAGCATTAGAAAAAAAACAAGAACCTCAAATATTTTTTGAATGGTGTTATAACAATTATGAAGTACGCACTAAGTTAGAACTCAAGGGGCGTGGTATAAAGAAGTCAGAATATACAGAAGGTATCTACTTCGTAACACCAAAAGCACTCGAAAAACTTGAAGCAAAATACACTTGCGCCCGTTACGATGTTCATTCATTAGCTAACTAATATCAAAGACCTAAGCAAGTCTAAAAACTGCTTTCAAACTCAAAAAAACAACCTAAAAATAACACAAATATGACAACGTTAAGCCTTTCAGCAATAAAAGACCAGTTAAAAGACAAAAACGGCTTTATTGACACAAGTTTAATTAGAAAATACATCTTTGAAAAATTTAGTGATTATAAGTTCAAAGACCCTAACAGAGGGTCTTATGCAAGTGATGATATAGTTTTTGCCTTACAGCAAGGTATTGATTGGTGTAATGATATAATAAAAGAAAATCAACTTATAGAAAGAAAATGTATTAGTTTAGAATTAGTGTTTAAATACGAAGAAACTATTACAGATGATATATACCATGAGTTCTTTTTTGATAATGAAGATTGTAGCTATAAAACGACTTACTTCATAAAAGTAGAGCTTATCAGAAACCCCTTAACAGATGAAAAAACAGCTTATCTAAATATAGACTGGGTATCTAAATAAACCAAACAGCCCTGAGCAAGGCGCAAAAAGGCTCAATTTTCAATCAATAACACTTAAAAATATATCATTATGACAACCATTAATACATTATCAGAAATGAATTTTGATACCACTCTAAAAGTGGCAAAAGTAAGAGGCGGGTATGCTATTGTTAGCGGCTACAATAAGTTAAGCAAAGCCTTTAAAACAGAAGCACTCGCACAAGCTGAACTTGAAAAAAACGGCTCTTTCTATGCTTATTGGGCAAAGAGCGCAAGCGCCTCAATTGTCAATGCGAATGGTGCAGGGCTTGTGAAGAAAACATATATTTAACCTTTAATACCTACCAAAATGAAAAATACAGATAAAAAAACAGTCTTTTGCCTTGCATGGCAATTCTTCAAGCAAACAGGTTACACCTTTTCAGAGTGCTTAAAAAAAGCATGGGCAAATATCAAGCTCAAAGCCAAAATGAAAAGCCAAATCGTGCGCTTTTACTTTCTCAAAGTAGATGGCACCATCAGAGAGGCCTGGGGTACAATTTGCCCTGATATAGTACCCCCTACAGAGCACACCACTAATCGCAAACCTAATGACACTGTACAGGTATATTACGACACAGAAAAGCAAGAATATCGTTCGTTTAAGAAATTCAACCTCGTAGCATAAAAAAGCCCCTCGCTTTTGAGTGGTTTAAAATATTTTTCGTACCTTTGCAAGGTATCAGAACAAAAAAAACACAAAGAAAATACAAAGAAAAAACAAACGAGTATAGCAGCCCTTTGCGAGCCATGTCGTACCTTTGCCCTATATACCAAGGGTATATACAGGGTCTTTGAAATAGTGAAACACTTACAACCTTAATCTAAAACGTTAAAAAATGACAATAGAAATAGAAGGCAAACCAGTAGAGGCATACCACCTTATAATGAAAAAAGAAAATGCCCTTGATATAATCAACGGCAAAAAGAAAGTAGAAATACGAACCTTTTCAGATAAATATCTTTCAATGTTTATTGATAATGAAAAATATAAGGTATATCAAGAAAAAATGAAAGATCCTAATTTCCAATTTTATGATGATGAAGGTGTATCGGAATTTGATAAGACAATAAGAACCGACATAAAGTATATATACTTTACAAATTACAATAAAACATGGAACTTAGTAGCTAAAATTCATTCGTTTTATACATGCTCTATGATAAAAGACGATATAGAGTTTTTAGCTGAAAATTTTGACTTTCACGATTACGATAATGAATGGCAGCAATTTGAAGGCAAAGATATAGATGATATACCCGCTTTCTTTGCTATATACATAGACAAGGTAGTCAAATATGAAGGTATATAAAAACAACTATTATCAACCTTAAAAAGGTCTGTAAGCAATTACACTTACAGACCTTTTTTTATTGTTTAACCTCTAAATCTTTTAATTATGGGTGAATTTTATGCAGTCCGTGTCAGTGGTAATAAAAAGACTTATTACAAAACTAAATCTGACTACGAAAAGGGCAAATTAGCATCTTTTGGTAACACCAATAAAAGACTGAAAAAAGCGAACGCTATCTAATCTCTTTTAGCTTATGCTTATTCATGCCCAGCAAGTCATCGAGCAGATTGCTCAAAAAACTAACAAGGTGATACTATTTCACTCTATGAGTGGCAAGGATAGTATTGCCTTGTTACACTTGCTATACCCTCACTTTGACCAAATAACATGTGTATTTATGTATGTTGTAAAAGACCTTGAGCACATAGCCAAGTATATGCACTACATCAATAAGAAATACCCAAAAGCAAGAATTATCCAAATACCTCACTTTGCGCTGTTCTCTTATATCAAAACAGGGCACTTGGGACACAAGCAAAACGAAAAACAACGCCTTTACAACCTTTCAGACCTTACCGATAACATAAGAGAAAAAACAAACATAGAATGGGCTTTTTTTGGCTTTAAGCAATCTGATAGTATGAATAGGCGTGTAATGCTTCGTACTTATCAGGAGCAGGCTATCAATGAAAAGAACAAAAAAGTATATCCGCTTTCCACTTACAAAAATAATGACATAATAGAATACATCAAAGCGGAAAAACTCATCACTCCCGAAAAGTATGGCAATAGCCAATCATCAGGTACAGATATAAACGACCTTAACTATTTGCTATTCCTTCGTAACCATTTCCCTAATGATCTGAAAAAGGTAATAGCTGAATTTCCATTAGTAGAACGCAAACTATACGAATATGACTATGAAAGAGCTAAAACAATCTGAAACTATCACCATAAACCGTTCCCAAATCAACCTAAATCCTTACAACCCTAAAAGACACACTGACAAGGAAATCAAAAATCAACTTGCTAACCTCAAAAAGGTAGGGTTCAACGGAGGTATAAAATGGAATAAGGTAACCAGCAACCTTATAGATGGACATCGCCGTATTAAAGCGATGGATATATACTACAAATATGATGGTACTAATGAAACTGATTATCAAGTAAAAGTAGAAGCGGTAGATTTTGACGAAAAAACAGAAAAGGAACAACTTACTTATGAAGCACTCGGCAATACTCGTGCTGATTATTCCCTTGTAGCTGAATATATCAACGATATAGATTACACCAACTTAGGACTAAGCGACTACGATATAAATGAACTTTCTCATTTTGTTGTTGATATAAACGACTATACTCCACAAGTCGAAACATATGAAGACCTAATAACCGAACCACAAGAAGAAAAGAAAGAGCTTACATACGATGAGAAAAAGGAGCAAGTCAAACAAATGAAACAACAAATCAAAGATAATGCCTTAGAGAAACAAAAGAACGAAAATGCTTTTATCACCCTTTCCTTTTCCACCTATGAAGCCAAATCGGCTTTTTGTGAGATCATAGGAATAGACCCAGATGAACGTTTTGCAAAGGGTGAAAATGTCCTTAATATGATAGAATAAAAATCACAAAAGTAACAATCACTATGAAAGTCAGAAACTATAAGAAACCAACCCTTAGAAAATTCACTGAAATAGCTGAAAAAGCAGGAGGTAATATATCATCAATTGCCAAGGCTTTCAAGGTGAATAGAAAGACTGTATATGAATGGGCAAAGGAAGATACAGACTTTCAAGATGTAATAGACGACCAACGAGGGCGTATATTGGACGAATGTATCGCTACATCAAGGGTATTAGCTCGAGGTATTCCTATTTTGGATGAAAACAAAAAAATAGTAGGATGGGAAGAGCGCCCAGATGGTCAAATGGTGCGTTATCTGATGAGTACGTTAGGTCGTAAAGAAGGATTTGGCGAAAATATAGATGTAACCACCGCTGGCAGCCCGCTATCTCAAGGGATCACCATTGAAGTAATAGACAAGCGAGAACAAGTACGAACCGATGATAATACAGACAACTAACATATATACGAAAGTAGATAATGCAATTAAGCAAGGATATACTACTGTATCAGCGCAAGGTAGTAGCCGTAGTTCCAAAACCTATAATATCCTGATTTGGCTTATCATCTATTGCTTATCGCACCCTAAGACACGCCTTTCTATTGTCCGTGCTACCTTGCCCGCTCTCAAGGGGTCTGTATTTGTTGATTTCAAGGAGATATTATACAAGCTAAATGTATTTGATGAAAACAGTATCAATAAGTCTGAAATGATATACACCTTTGCCAATGGTTCATGGGTAGAGTTCTTTTCCACAGATAGCGAGCAAAAGCTCCGAGGTCGCAAGCGTGATATATTATATGTAAATGAAGCCAACGAACTCAAGTTTATAGAGTTTCAACAGCTGAAAATGCGTACCACTCAATTCTCTATTGTGGATTATAACCCCTCCTTCTCTGATGACCATTGGCTTTGCGAGCTAAACAAAGACCCTCGTACCTATCACTTTATATCCACCTATAAGGATAACCCATTCTTAGAGCAAACGATCATTGACGAGATAGAGAGTTTGCAGCACAAAAACCGCTCCTTGTGGCAGGTATATGGGTTAGGACAGCAAGCAATGATTGAGGGGCTTATCTTTGAAAAAGTTACCATTGTGGAGGATATACCTATTTGGGCAAAGAAACGTTACTTAGGTCTTGACTTTGGTTTTACTTACGACCCTACCGC